TAGATACTCCGCTAACAACAGGAAATGTAGGTGTGTTAGATGCATTATAGTCTGTTGCATAAGGCACTTCATAAACTGTGGATCCTACCCAAGTAGACCTATCTAAAGTTCCAGTTGTCCAAGCTCCTTCATCAAAATTATAAGTTACTACTCTGTTAACTACGTCAGATCCACTTGTTGGGTAAAACCAATTTATCTCTGAGTATAGTTCGTTAATACCTCCATAAACTAATTGTCCCGAATCATAATTAATTCCAGGGTTGTTCCCATCAGTTGTAAATACAAAATCTTCTACAAGGCAAGGTAAAGATTTAACAGTACCATCATACATGTAAAATCCACCAGTTTTACCCATCCAAAATACAGCTCCGTTAGCAAATACTCCAGCGTGTTGTCCAATTAAACCATTGTTAGAACCTACTTTTCTTATAGAAAATGTAAAAGGTGGACCAACAAATTGCATTTCATACGCAGCTGTATCTGTTAAAACTAAAATATAATCTTTACCTTTAAATGCCCCAACAATTCTTGTGCCATCATCTAGTCTAAATGTTCCTGCGGTGTTCGTTGATGTTGGTTCATAAACACTTGTGCTTTCTTGATCAGAAAATCTAATAAACATTTTGTCTTGACTCGAAGGTTGTCCAACTGTTGTTTCAGTGCCTAAATGAAATAAATGTCTGTCCCTATCAGACACAATAGTCATTACAGATTTTGTAGGCATTCCAGATCCAATTGTAGCTCTTGTTTGTAAAGCGTTTGAAGCTGCTGCGTCCCAAGTAAAAGTTTCTCCATTATGTACCGTAGCTATTAAAATATTTCCAAAATTGTCTAAAGACCAATTAGCAGGTTCTATTGTTACTGAGCTTGTTGAAGATGCATCTCCCCATCCTGTGTATTCTGTAATGTCTGTTACTGTAGATCCGTCAGTGTGCTCTGCTGCTGAAGTTCCGTTTATACCTCTAGTAATTCCGCTGATTGTGTTTGTGCCTGTGGTGTTTGTTGTGTATTCCATATCTTCAGAACCAATTCTAATTTTCCCTGATGCAGGAAAAATAGATGAGTCTGTTAAAACAACTGAAGTAGCACCGACTAACATGTTACCACCGTTATTCATAGTAGTTGTTATTTGTGCTACAGGTCTTCCGCCAAAAAAATATGTTCCCCATCCGTAACCAGCTGTTTGAGTTAAAGGACCTACAGCAACATAAGGCCGAACATCTAAAGTTCCATCATTGGTTTCTCCTGCTCCTGTTTCAGCTGAAGGCATCGTAATTGTAAAAGTTGTCGTTGAAGGAACAGTTTGTACTTCAAATAATTTATTATCAAAATCTGTCGCTGTATAATTTGTATCACCTCCAAAAGATCCAGCATTAGCAAAAGTAATTATGTCCCCTACATCTAAGTTATGAGGAGAAGATGTTGTAATAGTTACTGTGGCTGATCCGTTGGTCGTTGTTATGTTAGCGCCAGTAGAATAATTATCTGTGTCTAAAGGTGTGATATCGTAAAAGGCACCATCGAAATATATAATTAATACTTTATTAGTTCCAATAGCAGCATATCTTTTACCAGCGGTATTTGCCCATACATGTTGAGCTCTAGCTGCGCCCACTAATTCTTTATTAACTAATGCTTGCCAGCCACCAATTTTTTCAGGTTCTCCGTATCTAAATCTTACATTATCACCATCTACCCAACGACCCTCTGCATCCGAAGGTGTAGATTGTTTGTCGAATCCTGGTGCTATGTTTACTTTTGCTAAAGGCATGTCAATATTATAGCATTTCAAATACCATAAATACAGATTACGTAGTCTTTATTGATTTTTATTATCTTTTTTATCTTTAATTTTTTGAAGTTGAATAGACATGTCTAAGAAGTCTTTTGCTATAAGTCCGATTGTTTCAGCAGTAAGTAATAATCTTCTTTTTTTTATTAAAACCCATATTTCTTTCCAAGAAAATTTAATATAACCTCTTTTTTTTTCGCGATCTATTTCTAAATACATTAATTTTTAATTTTTCTTGAACCCCATACATAACGTCCATCACAAACCAAATTTTTATGAATACCATTTTCTTTTACGTAATGTAAAAAAACTTGAGCACAATAATCACCTTGAAATTCCTCTCTCCAGTGTTTTACATCCATTCCTAAATACATGGCTGCATCACCTTTCTCTAAATGAATAGGTGTTCCATCCATAAAAATAGGCCAAGGTGTTCCACAAGAATCAATGTTAACAGTTACACTTACTTCGCATGACGGTCTATCTTTGTGTTTAGTTAATTCTGATAAGTATGTATACATTCTATAATAAGAGTAAGTAGGTAGGAGTTTTAAATTACTTTCTTCTTCAAGTTTTTTTCTTTTTCTCAAAAGTAAAGCCTCCATAATTGTGTCTGCGTATATCGCTGTATCACATGTGTCTCTACTCATATCTTTTTCATTATGTTCAATTCTATGTAAAATTTTTGTGTAAGTTTTTAACAACTCTAACTCGTCAGCTGACAAAAAGTTTTTTATAATTTTGTATTTAAAATCTTTACCTAATTCGCCCATGCTACTACCGTAAATCTTTCTCCACTTGTTACTGGTTTAACAGCATGAGGAAATAAAAAATTACTTGGCCAAATAACAATAGAGCCTGCTTTTTTTTCAACTTCTTCTACTGTATCATCGAAAGTATTTTTAAAAGTTAATTCCCCACCTTCATAGTCATCATTTAAAAAAAATATTGCGCTTAACACTCTTTGACTTCCCTTTGATTCATCTACGTGAAATTTATAATGATTTGATTTACCATATTTTAAAATATCACACTGTAGTAAATTAGTTATTTGTCCATAATCTTTGATAAGATTATGTTTTATGACATAATCATTAAAATAGCTTAAAAATATTTTTCGAAAGACATTAGCCCAATGAACTTCTGAGTAAGATTTATTTCCAATATGTAACTGACATAATGAAACATCTCTTATTTTTTTATTAACAGAATTAGTGTGGTTTGGATCAGTTCCTATTTTCCCAGCTTGAAATTCTCTGGTTTTACAAAATCTTAAAAATTTATCTAATTGTTTTTTATTTAAGAAATTTTCATAGACACTTATGTATCTTTTTAAAAGCATTAATTCTTTTAACTTAAAACACTAGAATTGTAAATCACTTAATACAGTCGTGCCTTGTTCATCTAAGTATTTTTCTATAGATTTATTTAAAGGATAGCTTATAGAAGAGGTATCTATGTCAGATAAAGCCGTTATCATATTATCCATTCTTGTTTTAAATCCTGAGCTTTTATGATCTTTTCTACTTTTAAAGTAGTCTATCTTACGTTCTATTTCTTTATCAAGTTCTGCTTGGTTAGCAAATGAAACGTTATGGTCTTCTAAAACAACTGTTGATCCGTCAGAACTCACAAATGATTTTTCATAAAGTCTTATAGAGTTAAAGTCATCTTCTGAAATAGTTACTTTATATCCACAGTTGCCTGTTTCGAGACAACCTCTAGTTCCTATGCAAGAATCTATATCCTCATTACTTGCTGATACAAAACAAAAACTTCTATTATTATTTAAAATTACAAAAGCCATAATTCATCCTATAATAATTCATAAATTGCTATAAACCCTGGTCCACCTGGTGTATTTAGACTACCTCCAGGCGTTCCACTTTGGCCACCCTGTCCAGCTTTGTTGTATTGTTGTATATTACCTGGTCTTGTGCTTACGTGACCATTAATAAATCCTTGATAATTTGAATAACTTGTACTTGACATGTCTAAAGTCGCTCCTGGCGCAGCTCCTGGTGTTCCGTCACCTAAAGGCTGTGTTGGTCCTCCAGCACCACCTGTACAAGTAAAAATAGGTGCTGGTGATGGTCCAAAAATAGATGAAGTGCCTGCAAGCCCATTACCTGAAGGACCTGGACTTCCGCCTCCACTACCTAATGCATAAGGTTGCGAATAAGGTTGAGTGATGTCGATTTTTAAAAAACCAAATCCTCCCTGTCCACCGTAACCCCCTGTGCCTGGTCCTAATGTAGGATGCGTTCCACCGCCTCCAGCACCGCCCATCATATAGACAGCAATTTTACTTGCTC